GTCCTTCCGGATCATCTCGTTGAGCTGGAAGTTGCCGGGCATCTGCAACGGCGCCAGCGATGGACCGCGCGGCCCGCCATTGCTCATCACCGGGATGATGGCGCCGGGGGCGATCTTGACCGTGTCGGGGTTGGTCACCCCGTCATCGGTCACCGTCCACGCGCCCTCGGTGGCGAAGCCCGCGGCCAGCGCGGCGCGTTCGGCCAGGTAGTTCAGCATCCGGATATCGGGCAGCGCCTGGGTCAGCGGGCCGCGGCCATGGGTCTCGCCCGGCGCCTTGATCCAGCGCGTCACGATCCAGGGGTTGGTGCGATAGCTGCGTTCGAGCAGGCATTGCTTGGTCTCCTCGTGGATGACCTCGAAGGACCATTCATGCTCGGCCGCGTCGTAATAGGTGGCCTGCAGCAGGGAGATTTCCTTCTCCGGCTCGTCGCGCGCGGCCTTCGTGATGGCCTCGGGCAGCTTGGCGTCGGGATAGGTGCGCTCGACGATGCGGGCCGGCAGGCACTGGTCGTAGAACACGCCCTCGACCCGCCCGAAGGGGCCTTCATCGAAGGCGATGCGGGAAGACGGCACGGCCTGGAAGCGCAGCAGCGGGCCGGCGCGGCGGCGCTGCGCATGGCGTCCGTTCTCCACCAGGATGGCGGCGGTGCCGGCGGCCAAATCCTGCGCCCATTCCTGCGCGACCTGGTCGAAATTGCTGGTGTGGACGTGGCGGAACAGCCGCTCGCTCAGCAATTCCAGATCGACCTGAAGCGCCTGCGCCGCCTCCACATCGGCCAGTTCCGGCGGCAGGGCCAGGCGCGCCCAGCGTTGGCTGGCGGGCACCAGGTTCTGCTGCACCCGGTTGGCGAAGCGCGCCGCGGCGACGGTCGCCGTGCTGTCCCACACCGCCACGCGGCGGTCCTGGCCGTAGCCGTAGCCGGCCCAGCCGTCACGTTCCGGCATGGCGTAGCGGAACACGTCGCGCATCATGGTGGCGAAGGCGTCGCGCTTGTCGCGCGCGCGCTGGGCGCGCTTGATCAGCTGCTCGATGTCGCGTTCTGGCATGGCTCAGGCCGCCGCCAGCCAGGTGGTGGCCGTATCGCCCAGGAGCGAGCGGCCGGCCGAGGGGGTCTGGGGCGTCGGCGTCGGCGTCGGGGGCGCGCGCCAACCGGTGCCGAGGCGTTTCTGCAGCCCGGTCTCCCGGTCGGTGAAGAAGCCGGTCTCGTCCATCATCAGCAGGGATCGCCCGCCCATGCGCCCGGCGCGGGCGCGGATGGAGGCCAGGCGCTCGGTCTCCTGCTGCTGCAACTGCGCCTCCTGCTGCCGCGCCAGCCGCTCCTGCGTCTGCTGCGCCTGGATCTGGGCGTCGCTCGGGCCGCCCCCGCTATCGCCGAAGCTCATGCTCTCACTCCCCTGTCGTTGTGATGGAAGCCACCGCCAGCGCACCGCAGCGCCGGCGCAGATGCCGCGCGAGCTGGCGCGGGGTGATGATCCAGGGCGCGGCGATGCCCAGCAGCGCCTTGGTCGCCTCGACGCAGGACATCGGGCCGCGCCAATGCGGCCGGCGCGGCGCGCCCTGGTCCAGCACGAAGAGCACGAAGGCGGCCTGCCGCTCGGCCATGAAGCGCACGAACTCCTGCACCGGCACGTCGAAGGTCTCGGCCAGCATGGCCTGGCCGCCATGTTCGATCGCCACGGTCCGTCCCGGGCCGTCCGCGCGTGCCGCGTAGCAATGCCGCCAGCCGCGGCGCAGCAGGCGGATGTACCAGGGCAGCGGCCCCGGATAGCGCGGCTTCGCGGGGAACAGGATGAACCACGCTGCGGGCTCAGCCGGCACGTCGGGCCGTCGCCGGCATGCCCACATCGGGTGCCGGGCGCTGGTGATCCGGGCGGGCATTGTCGTGATGCGCGCGGAACTGGCGCAGGATCGTCTCCAGGTGGCGCGCGATCGGCTCGCCATGCATCGCCGCGCGTTGCGCGAGATAGGCGTGGTGGAACGGTTTCAGCATGACCACCACGGGGATGCGCGGGTCCTCCGTCTCGGGCTGCGCGACGGGCACGGTGGCGCGGTCGCGCGCCTCGCGCAGCGCGGCCTCGGCCGCGGCCTGGTGGTCGTCGAAGGGGCCGGAGGCCGGCGGCGCGGCGACATTCGTATTCGGGTCGGCTTCGCCGGGCAGCAGCGTCAGGCGGCTCATGCGGTGATCCTTTGCGGATGGGGGGTGGTCCAGGGGTTCCACGGCGCGCTGGCGCTGCGCACCGCGGCCTTGGCACGGTCGCGCGCCTGGCCGCGCGCCATGACCTCGTGATAGGCGCCGCCGTCGAGGCAGGCGTATTGCAGCGCCTCGATCAGGTGGCTGGCCCAGTTCTTCAGCGGCTGGTCGGCGCGGCGCAGTTGGCCGGCGCCGCGGATGAAGGGGAACATGTAGTCCTTCGCCAGCGCCCGCCGCACGGCGCGGCAGGACGGGTCGATGGCCAGGCCGTATTTCCGGCCATCTATGGTGTTCTTCATGGGCAGGCGCAGCGCCTCCTGCCGTGGCGTCGGGTCATTGGTCGGCGCCGGCTGCACCGGGATGCGCGCGACGCGCCCGACGATGTCGATCCAGCTGGCCTCGCCATTCGCGGTGTCGGCGCCGTGGCCGGCGGACGGGTCGGCGATGGCATGCGCCTTCATGCCGCGGAAGCGTTCGGCCATGATCTCGGCCAGCATCTCGCCGAAGCGGTTGGGGCCGGTCACGCTGTCCATGATCTTCTCGTGGGTGGTCAGCTCGGCCAGCACGCGCCACTGGCCATCCGGCGCGCGCTGGCAGATCACCGCCGCCGGGGTGCCGCCGGCATCCATGCCGATGATCAGCGGACGGCCGGGCAGCACGTCGAGCGGCGTGGCGCTGAAATGCCAGTCGTCGTTGTATTCGGGATAGACCGGTGCGCCGGATCGGCTGATGCCGGGCATGTTGTCCACCAGCCGGCGCTTCTCGTCGGCGGGCAGCACGGCGGCCAGGTCGCGATAGTAGTTCGGGCCGAGCACCGCCAGGTTCTCGGCGTCCGGCTCCAGCCCGCCGGGCTGGCGGTAGAGCCGATGGCCGGGGCGCGGCTCCTCCATGAAGTCCTTCACCACCCAGCTGTCGAAATCGGGCGCGTTGCAGGATGCCCAGCACCGCTGAGGGTTGGTCTCCAGCGTCTCCTTCGGGAAACGCTTGCAGCGGGACCACACCCAGGCCAGCGTGTTCGGCGCCATCAGGTCGATCTCGTCGATATAGGCGAAGCTGCCCTCCCAGCCGCGCATCGCTTCCTCGACCCGCTGGTCGCCCAGCGCGATGAATTGCACGGTCAGTTCGATCGGCAGCCCGTCCTGCGGATGCGCCAGCCGCAGCTCATGCGTCGCGGGATCGCCTGCCGCGCCGCGCCAGACACCCATGGAGCGCGGGAACCATTCGTTCCACGACTTCATGGTGGTCGCCTCAAGGTCCTTGTAGAGCCGGCGGATGATGCCGAATTTGCACCGCCGCACGCCGCCCGGGCCGATCGGCCAGGCGTAGCTGTGGACCATGCCCTTCATCAGCCCGGCCGTGGTCTTGCCGCCGGCGATCGGCCCCATGCAGAGCGTGATCGGCGTGTCGATGTCCTCGACGAAGGCCTGCGCCACGGGGCCAGGCGGGTGCCAGGTCAGCGGAACGGGTGCGCCGGTCAATGCCGCAGCGCCTCCGCGCAGGCTGGCAGCACGGTCAGGCCGGCGCAGCGCGCCTCCGGGGGCCGCGGCGCCGTCGCCAGCCCGGCGATGATGGCCGCGACGGTCAGCAGCAGCGCGAAGCCCAGCATCCGGTCGATCATCCGTCGGCCCCCTCGCCTTCGCCGCCGTCCAGCACAAGCCCGACCGGCACCAGCACGGCCCGGCTGGTCACGCCCCCGAAGCGGATGCTTCCGGCCGGCGCCGCGCCGGGCGCCTGCTCGAGCGCCGTCTTCCAGCCGCCGGAGGCGCCGGAGCGCGGCGCCCAATGCGTGCCGCGATAGACCGCTCCCAGCCCGGCATTGGCGTTGGCCACCGCCAGCGTGCCGATCTCGTTGTGCTCGGCATCCACCAGCACGCGATGGTTCTCCACCCGCGGCATCCAGCGCAGGCCGAGCGTCGCCAGCGCCCGCGCCGCGTCCTGGCGGTCGCCGCCATGCGGGCGCTTCGGCTTGCCATGCTCGTCGGTCATCACCTCGCGCCCGGCCGCGATCGCGACCAGCGCGCCGATCGCCTTCTGGTCGCCGCTGCGACATTGCGGCGCGATGGACGATGTCAGGTGGTCCAGGCACCAGCGCCATTCCGGCCGCTCTTCCTGGCGTTCCTGTTGCGTCGCGGTGGCGCAGGCGCTGGCCCATTTATCGAGCGTGTCGCTGTCCGGGGCGCCGTCGTGCAGCAGCAGGTCGGCGGCGGCCAGCAACGTGCCGTACTGGTCGGCGCCGCGCGCATCCATGCCGCGGGCGATCAGCGCATCCCGCCAGGTGGGAAGCTGGGCGCGGAAATCGTGCCAGCCATCCACCATCCGGCGGAAGATCTGCTGGCCGAGCGTGCGCAGCGCATCCTGCCGCATGTCCGGCGCGCGGGCGCCCGGGTTGCGGACCAGGTCCAGGAAGACGATGCGGCTGGCGTCCTGCGCCTTCAGCGGCGGCCGGATGACGGAAGCGAGCAGCGCCATGAAGCGCGCCTGCTGCATGATCACCTGCTGGTCCACCGTGGCGCGCATGATGTGTCCGCCGCTGGCCGCCAGCCGCATCAGTTCGATCTTGGCGTTGAGCCGGGTGTTGTCTTCGCTCGGCTCGGCCTCGTCGTGCAGCACCGGCGCCGCGTCGTGCATCAGCGCCGCCCGGATCGAGGGCGCCGAGGCATCGGCCACCAGCCGGGCATATTCGCCCCGGTGCAGGATCAGCGCGATGGTTTCCATCAGCGTGGACTTGCCGGTGCCGCGCTGGCCGGCGAGCCAGGCCTGCGGCCGCCAGCGCAGCGCACCGCATAGCCATGCGGCCGCGATCCAGCCGGCCAGCAGGATGGGATCGACCTCCGGCCGGCGCCAGCGCCAGCAGCGCAGCAGGGACAGCAGCTGCTCGCCCGGGCCTTCGGCGCCGGCGGGCTGGCGATGGATGGAAGGCGGCGCGCGGTTGTGCCGCACCGGATAGACGAATTCATCGCGCCGGCCCGGGCGCTCGCGCTGGCCGCGCACCTGCAAGGTGTTGCCGAGGTGGACCACCAGGTCGTCATCCTCGCCCGGCCAGACGCCAAGGCCGCGGATGCAGTCCTCGCCGCGCCAGTGGGGCTCGTCGCGCGCGGCGCTGATATGGCTCACCACGGCCTTGCGCACGTCGAAGGAGCCCGGCATCGGGTTGCCCTCCTTGTCGTAGCGCGGCCAGTTCTTCTCCAGCCAGGTCATCTGCGGCGCGTAGAGCCCGATCAGCTGGTTGCCGGCGAAGCTCTTGATCGGCACCTGCTGGAACATGCCGACGGCGTTCAGGAAGTAGGCGTTGTCGGGATCGGAGCCGAGCGCCGTCACCGGGCAGTCCTCCGGCAGGCCGATGCTGCCGCGCTTGCGCCGCGAGGGTTGCGCCTCGGCCAGCGCGCCGCGGATCGGGGTGACCTTCTCGCTCATGGGGCTGGCGCCGCCGGGGCGTCGGGCGCGTCGGCCGGGGTGACTTCGTTCCCGAGCCATTCGTCATCGCCGTAATCCCAGGTGTCGGCATATTCGGTGTAGGCCGAGCCGCATTGCGGGCAGATGGCCGGCCGCGCCTGCTCGTCCTCGCCGGCGGCACCGCAGGCGATGCAGTGCCAGGAATGGCTGGCGAAGGTGTAGGGCAGCGGCAGCTTCTCGCTCATGCCGGCACCCTCCGCTGGCAGATGCCGCGCCGCTCCAGCGCCGCCTGCATCTTCACCATGGCGTCGCGCCAAAGGGCGTGGTGCTCGGTCCGCGGCGCCGGCGGGGCGTGCTTCTCGCCGTAGTGGCGCAGCACATGGGCCTGCTCCAGGCTGATCCGCTTCTCGCGGTAGAGCTGGTCGAGCACGGTCACGATGTCGTCCGGCGTGCAGATCTTCCGCCCGTCGCCGCCGACGCTGCCGCCATCCTGGCGGCGCAGCAGCGCGCCCATGGTCCAGAACCATGCCTGCTCGGCCGATCGGAAGGGCAGGTTGTCGGGGCCCGCGCGCATGGTCAGGCCGCCCGCGCGGCGCGCAATTCGCGCTGGAGGCGGTGGACCTTGCGCTCCAGATCGGTCCGATACTGCGCGTAGCGCGCGGCGACCTGATCGAAGTCCTGCACCAGCGAAGCGTTGACGCGCTGGGCCAGATCAGCCCGCGCTGCGTGATCGGCAGCTTGGCGATCCAATGCGGCGATGGTGTCATTGGCGACGTCCAGGTTGGCCTGCATCTCCGCCACCTGCGTCACATGCGCCGCGGTCGCGCCGGCCAGCTGCGCGCGCAGCTGCTCGAACTCCTCCAGCAGCCTGACCAGGTCGCTCGCCTTCAGCCGGATCGCGCTGTGCGGCTCCTGCAGGTGCTGCGCCAGGCGCGATCGCACCTTGGTCTCGGCGCCGTCGGCAATGCTGGTCTGGTCGGTCATGCGGCGTGTCCCTTTCCGGCGCTTGTCTTCGCTACCGCGCGTTGAAGATTGCGCACGTGGCCAAGCATGTTGCCCGCCCGCTTCCGTGCCCCGGCCATGATCGACTGCACGCGGATTTCAGCGTTCAAGGCCTTGCGCTCGGCGGCGCCTGCGCGTTTGTGCGCTTCGGCCACTTCGCGGCGCAGCGCCTCAATGATCGACAGGAGCTTTTCCATCTGCGCGGGTCTGACCTGCAAACAGCCGTTCGGGATGGCCGCCGTCTGCCGCGTCAGCTCGGCTACTCCGCGCAAGTATTCTTCATCGGTCATGCGGCGTGTCCCTTTCCCTGGTCCCGCAACGCCTGGTGCCAGGCGTTGAAGTCCTTGAAGCCCTCGGCCGGGCGCACCTCCCGCACGCTGCGCCCCTGCTCCAGGAAGGTGCGCACCGCGCGCTCCCGCGCCGCGCGGGCCTGCGGGTTCTCGCCATCGCGGTCGAACACCAGCACCACGTCGGCCAGCCGCTCGGGCAGCTCGACGGCGGCCATGTTGGACAGGCTGATGCAGGCCAGGCAGCGCAGCGTCGGCTCGTGCAGCGCGACGGTCAGCGCGTCCTCGATGCCCTCGGCGATCGCCACCTGGTCGTCGTCCGGCGCCTGCGCCAGCGGCTTGCCGGATGGCCCGCGCACCAGGCTGATGATCCCGCCGGCATAGGCGCCGAGCACCTTCTTCGCCTTGCGCAGCGGCGCCTTGCGCCAGGTGCCGCGCTCCTCGGCCAGATAGGTCCGATGCGTCGCGACGTGATGCCCGCGGCGCGTGATCGCGGCCACCATCGCCGGCAGCTGGCCCTCGGCCTCCTGGCACCAGGCGTTCGGCAGGAAGCGCAGCGCGCGCGGCACGCGGCCGAGCGCGGCCAGGTCGATGCCCCGCGCGGCAAGGTAGGCTTCCACCGGCGTGCCCTCGATGGGCTGGCCTTGCAGCCACAGCGCTATGGCCTTCTGCCGCTTGCCCTCGCGGTCGAGCTCGGCATGGTCCGGCCTCTCGGGCCGCGCCGCCGGCACCCGCCCGAAGGCGGCCGGGTTGGCGCCGGACAGGCCGAGCCAGGCGCGCGCCCAGCGCAGCGCCTCGCTCTTGTTCCCGCCGAAGCGCACCTGCGCGACCAGGTCGAGCGCGTCGCCCTGATGGTCCGGCGGCCCGGCGAAGTCCCGCCACACGCCGCGCCGCGTCCCCTGCAGATGCACGCCAAGGCTCTGCCCGGGCTCGCCGGCGATCGAGCCGACGCGCCACTCGTGGCCCTCGCGCCGGCCGGCCGGCAGCAGCTCCTCCACCAGCGCCTGGATCTGCGCGTTCAGCAGCTCGGCGATCTCGGGGACGGAGTGCAGCCGGCGCTCGCTCATGCCAGCGCCGCCCCGTAGCGCCAGGCGCGGCTGCGCTCGCACCCGTCGCAGACGAAATCGAAGCGGTCTTCTGGCGTGAAGCTATGCCGGCAGGTCAGGCAGGCCCGGATCGCCGGGCCCGGCCGGATCACCTGTTGCGGCTTGCGCTCCTTCCCGGCCTGGCTGCGGCGCGGCTTCGGCTCGGGTGCTGGCAGGCGCTGGGCAATGCCGAGGCGATAGGCTTCCTGCTGGATCGCCCGCGCCGTGCGCGGCGCCAGCATCTTGGCAACCGCGGTGCAGCTCTGCTTCACGGTCCATCCGCGGCCGCGCCCCGCCTCGACCCACTGGCGGACCATCAGCCGCTCGGCATCGGTCCAGGGCCGGCCGCCGCTCATCGCCCGCGCCCCTTTCCCCTGGCCCCGCTGCGGAGCCGAGGTTGTTTTCCCTTCCCCGCCCGCGGAGCGGGTCCTGTTTTCGCGTGAAAATCTCCGTGCGCAGGGGCGGACAAGCGGGCGCGCGGGCGGGCGGGGGTGCCCGGGGGGGCGGGGGCACGGGGGGGCCGGCGCGCGACCCCCCGGGGGTGCGGCGCGCCGGCGGCGGCGCGGGCCGGCTGATCCGCAATCAGCGGCCGGGCAGGCAGGAGACGCGGCAGCAACGGGCATTGCCCGCAACCCGTCCAACTCGCACCCGTCCAACTCATGCCGGCTCTCCCTCGCCAACCCCTTGATCTGCCTCGATTGTCACCGGCCGCTGCGCCAGGCGCTCGGCGAGCGCCGGCGACACCGCGATCTGCACCGCCATCAGCGGCGCGCCCTCGATCTGGATGGCCTGCGGCAGCTTCTGGTGCAGGTAGGGCAGCGCCTCGCGCAGCGCGGTCAGGCGCCGGTCGAACGCCTCCAGCCTGGTGTCCGCGCCGATCTCCCGCCGCAGCGCCTCCAGGTCGCTGAAGCCGATGCGCAGCAGCTCCTCCAGCGGCGAGCCCTTGGTCTCGATCAGGAAGCGCACCCACTCGCGCGTGGACCGGCTGCTGGCGCCCTTCGGCCGGCCACCGGCGCGCGGCGCGGGCAGCTCGGGCAGCAGCGCCGGCTGCTCGGCCGGCGCGGGCAGGCTGGCCGCCGCGGCCTCGGCCACGGCCCGCCGCTCCGCGCGCTGGCGCTCGTCATAGGCCGCCTGCGGCGACTGCCCGCCGCCGCTCACGCCCGCACCGCCACGGCATAAAGCCGAAAAAACGAGCCCTTCCAACGCTGTAACGCGCTGTCACGCCTTGTCACGCGGCCGCGTTGCGCCCAAGCCCTTGTTCTTGAACGCTTTTTCCCCCGTGTCACGAGTGTCACGCAAACCCCGCGCGCACCAGCGCGCGCGCACGTGAGGCCTCCCCAAGCGTGACAAGCGTGACAGATCGCGCAAGCCCTTGATCCGGCTGGCGAAATCCTGTCACAGCTCAGCGTGACACTGCGTGACATGCGTGACAGCGTTGATATTCCACGATTTTCACCCCCGGACCCGCAACCCGGCGGCGAAGGCCCCTCGGCGCCGGCCCGGTGATCGCTATCCCCGGTTGTGGGCGCGGGAGTGAAACGGCGCCGCGCCGCGCCCGCGCCGAGGGCAGCAGACAGGACGGCCGGGCAAGGCGGCGCGCGCATCATGCCACCCCTGGCCGGCGGCGCTGGCTGGCCAGGCGGCGCCGCGCCTCCTCGCCGTGGATGTCTTCCAGCGCGACGAGCTGGCGCAGGAAGTCGAGCAGCGCGGCCTCGCGGCCCTGGCGGCGCGCCTCGTCCAGCGCGGCCTGGGCGGTGCCGAGGCTGCGCAGCAGGCGATGGGCGGCCAGCGCCAGGTCATGGGCCTCGCGGTCGCTGGGCGTCTCGGCATGGCGCGGCAGGCGGCGCGGCTCGGCGCGCACCAGCTGGCCATCCTCGTTCCATTCGACCGTCAGCAGCGCGTTCGGCTGGTCGCGCAGCAGCGTGGGCACGGGCTCGACCGAGACGACCAGGCCGCCCTGCACGATCATGCCGCGCGCCCCGGTTGCGAAAGGGGCTCCGTTGTTTCGCCACAATCGCGCGGGACCGTTGCGGCTTCCGTCACGACGAGCCTGACGGTCTCGAAGCCGGGGGGATGCCACGCGATGCCACGCGCCGCGCACAGCCGCCAGAATTCCAGCCGCCAGCTGGCCGCCACCTCGCCGGCGATCTGCCAGTTGCCGACATTGGGGCCCGAGGTGCCGAGGGCGCGCGCGACCACGCCCGGGCCGCCAAGGGCCTTGACCACGGCGCGCAGGTCCGACGCGGAGGGAAGGGACGCCATGGCGGGAGGCTTGCTCAGAATTTCGGAAGATGTCAAGCTTCCGTTCTGCTGAGCGGAGTTCAGGCGGCATGAGTGCTATCATTATTCGCATGATTGATGTGCGCACTGGCCGCGACCTTGAACTGGCGGCGCTCGATCTCGTCGCGGTGGGGCGCCGGCTTGTTGCTGCCCGCCTGGCGGCCGGTCTTTCTCCCACCGCGCTGGCGAATGCCGCGGGTCTGAGCACATCCACGCTGGCCAACTGGGAGGGAGGGGCAAATCGCCCGCGCGTGGACCAGCTCGGCCGCATCCTGCCGATCCTGCAGGTCACTTCGGATTTTGTGTTTTACGGCGTCGATGGCGCGCTTCGGTGGGATGTCCGGGAACGCATCAGCCAGCATCTGGCGGACGCCGCGCCCGCTGCCACGCCGGCGCCTCGGCGCGCGGCGAAATAAGCGATGGCGCCGCGGCCTTCGCTGCGATCGCTGTTCTTCGCCGCCTGCATTGGTACGTCGGCCTGCGCTCCGTTAACGTGGGGCGGCTCTTATGCTGTCATCAACGCCACGCCGTCTCAGATCGTGATCGAATATGACCGGGCATTGACCAATCCGTCGCTGCTGGCGCCTGTGGCTGCGGAGCATTGTCAGCGGCATGGTCGCCAGCCCTACATGACCGGCCAGCAGCGCACCTTCGGCATCGGATCCATACAGTTCGATTGCCGGTGATCTTGGCGGTTCCGTTTTTCTGAATTCTCTTCTTGCATTACTCAGATTTTCGGAGTTATCTTCCCGCCACCCGGAATGGAGGCGGGGCAGAAATGGTATCGACGCAACTGGCGAATTTCGCCGAATACTTCGCCTGTTGGGGGGCCGAGCGCACCCCCACGGTGATGGAACCGCGGGTGGCGCAGCTGCTGTCCGCCGAGTTCCGCACGCTGGCCGCGCAGGTCGCTGCCATGGAGGACCAGCCCGTGCCGCCGCCGCTTTGCGGCACGCTGCCCGCCGGCATCGCCCGGCTGGACATCGCCCGCGCGCAGCGCCGCCATGGCCTGCCCGTGACCGGGGGAGCCGCGGCATGACCTTCGCCGATGGATGCCTGACGCTGGTGCAATCCGGCGCCGATTATACGCTCCGCCAGCTGGCCGTGCTGCTGCATGCGCAGCGCCATCCCGGCCAGTCCGTGCTGGATATCGCCGCCGCCTGCCGCATCAGCAAGCCGGCGGTCATGCGGGCCATCGATCGGCTGGCCGATCACCGCCTGGTCGATCGCGTGACGGATGGTGAGGACCGGCGGCGCCGCTGCATCAGCGCTACGACGGCCGGCGTGACGCTGCTCGCCCGCGTCGGCGCGGTGGTGTCGTGACACCGCGCGGCGGCCGGGCGGCGCAGGTGGCTGCCCTGCTCGGCCTGACCGTGCGCGCCTTCCACTGCCGCCGCGCGCGGCTTGTGGCGGAGCACGGCTTCCCCCAGCCTCTGCCGGGGCTGGGGACGGTGTGGGATCTGGCCGCGGTCGAACGCTGGATCGCGCGCCAGGACCCCGCCAGCGCCACGGCCCGCGCGGCCGAGGACCTGGCGGGCATGGAGGCCGAGCTGGTGCGCCGTGCGCAGGCCAGCCTGGCCGCGTAGGATCGGGACGAAGGGACGCTTGCCATGGCCACGAAAAAAATCCGCCACCTGGTCGAACGTCGCGGCGCGCGGGGCGGCGTGCGCTACTACTGGCAACCCGCCGCCGCGCTCGCCGCCGAGGGCTGGCGCCCCGAGCGCCTGCCCGATGCGCTCGAGTCCGCGATCGCCCGCGCCGAGGCGCTGAATGCCGATGTGGACGCCTGGCGCCGTGGCGAGGTGGCGCCGAACGCGCCGGCGCCGGTCAAGGCCCGGGCCAGAAAGCACCCGGCAGGCAGCGTCGCCGCGCTGATCCAGGATTACCGCGCCAGCCGCTGGTGGTCGAAGCTCGCGCCCAAGACGCGCGGCGACTACGGCTGGGCACTCGATGCGATCGAGGCCTGGGCCGGCGACATGCCCGCCCGCGCGATCACGCCGCCCGCGGTGCAGGCTTTCTACGAAGGCCAGCTGCGGCGCGTGGAAGGCACGGGCCGCAAGCGCCAGGTGATCGAGACCCCGGCCAAGGCCGCCGCTGCCGTGCGCGTGCTGCGCCTGCTGCTGGGCGTGGGCCGGCGCCTCGGCTACCTGACCAGCAACCCGGCCGAGCGCCCCGGCATCAGCCTGCGCCGCGCGCGGGAGCCGGTGCTGTGGTCGCCGGAAGCCGTGCGCCACATGGCCGAGGCCGCCGATCGGCTGGGCTGGCGCAGCATGGGCACGGCGATCCTGCTCAACGAATGGATCGGCCAGCGCGAGGGCGACGTGCTGCGCCTGCCGCCCTGGCGGGTGGAAGCCGACAACCTGGTGATCCGCCAGGGCAAGACGGGCCGGCTGGTCAGCCTGCCCGTGCACCTGGTCCCCCACCTGGTCGAGCGCCTGCGCGCCGAGGCCGCACGGCGGGACGCCGCCAAGGTGGTGGCCCTGCCGCATGCCGATGCCCGCGCGTATCTGCTGCTGCATGAGGGCACCGGCGAGCGCTGGAATGAACACACCTTCCGCCACGTTTTCAGCGCAGTGCGCGCCGCCGCTGCCACAGGGATTGAGTTGCGAGAGCAGATCGAACGGGACAGATCGGATCTGTCGGATATGTCCGATCTGTCCCGGGCGGGTGAGTTGGCTAACCCACCCGCCCAACTCACCCGCTTCACTTTGGAGCCTATGCCCGCCTGCGGGGATCTCCGCTTTATGGAATTGCGCCACACCGCGGTGACCCGGTTGCATGAGGCGGGCGTCGATGACAACGGCATCGCCGGCATCACCGGCCACACCCCGGCGAGCGTGCGCAGCATCCTGGACCGGCACTACATCGTCCGCACCGCCAAGGCCGCCGAGGGCGCCTTCCGCAAGCGCCTGGCGGCGGAGGGGGATCAGGGATGAAGGTCGTGCGCAATATTCCGGGTAGCAGTCGGCAGGAAACCATCGGCACCACGTCGCTGCACTACACCCGCGGCACAGCGGCAATTCTAGGCGGGCGGAAGTGGCGGTTCGTCGAATATTGGGACCGGGACGCGGAAGGGCGGCCCGTGCGCGAGCTGCGTCTGGAAGTCCCGGACGGCGGCGACCCGACCAAGCTGCCTAACTGGGCGCCGGCATGAGCTACGCGGACGATTTCATCGCCGGCCTGCGCGTCGCATCCGAGCGCGCCATTGCCGAGCGCCAGGCGCAGGTGGAGCAGGCGCTGCGGGCGGCCGCCAGGTCAGCCCGCGAAGAGCGGCGGGTTGTCGAAGCCGGCGTCCGCGTTATGGGCTGCAAGGTTCTGCTGGTGCCGGACGATTGATCAGCGCGCCGCTGAATTGCAAAGCGCCCGGCGGGGGCTACCTCGCCGGGCGCTTTGCGTTTCGGGATTAGTGGGACGAAAAGCAGGAGCGGTATTCGTCGAGGGACAGGATCACGGTCGCCTTGTCTTCATTGCCCCAAATGCGTTGGCCTTTCCGCGGGCCGCGCGAAGCGAGCCGGTGGCGAGCCCCGGTGATCTCGACGTGCGTCGCCATTGCGGAGCCCCGAGGGATGCAGGTGAATGCGTAAGGGCTCCAGTCGTCTCCTTTGCCTGCCTTCTGCCGGCAGAGAGCGTCAAGGGCTGGGGACATCGCGGGCCTCCGGGGTTTAGCGGGCAGGCCGGCTTGACGCGGGTCCGGTCAGGATCGCGGCGCAGGCGCGGTGGAACGTCGAGGTTGGGTCGTCGGCTTCGGCCTGCAACCGGGCCGCAGCGGCGCGCGTCACGGCGTCGCGCTCGGCGTTGGTCATCTCGCCGATCTTCTTGTTCCTGCCGTCAGGATGAGTGGGCCACATGGCTTGGTCCTCCGGGGGTTGGCTTACACAGAGACGCGCGCCGCGTTGACGCGGGCGTGTGTCTTGACGTGGACCGGCTTCTGTTCGGCGGCAAGCAAGTCGAACCGCGCTGCCGCCTCGCGGAGCAGGCGGGCGGCTTCCTGGCACGCGCCGGCCGCATCGCCTTCGTGGTCATCCGAGAGGGGAAGCCACAACTCGTCATCATCCTGCGTCTCTACCGTCGCGACGAACCCTTCGCCGCCGTTCATGGACAGGCAAACTTTCAGCATTGAGGCTCTCCTGCGGATCGGGGTTTAGCGGAAAAGTTCGATCTGCCGCCCGATCCACGCGAGGACCGGGACGGCCATGGAATTGCCGAGAGCGCGATAGCGCGGACCGTCGGCGGCGGGCTTGTTGCGGTAGGTCACGGCCGTCCAGCCGTCGGGGAAACCTTGCAGCCGCTCGCACTCGGTCGGCGTCAGGCGGCGCACCGCCATCGCGGCTGGTATGAAATGTCCGACTGCGGCGCCCTCTGGCCGCTCCGTCTCGGCATCCTGCTGCGTCGCGCTGCCGGCGGCTTTTCCGTTCGCGAGCAGGGTTGGCGCCAGCTCGGTGATGAACGTCTCGCTCTCAAAGTCCTGCCGCCCGGCGGCCGTGGGGCAGGCGTTGAGCGCGGCGGCCACGTCGATGGGCCCGGCGGTGTTGTTGCCGCCGAAAGCCGCAATCAGGTTGTCGGCTGTGTCGGCGTCGTTGCGGTAGCCACTACCGCCTGGAGAGCCCGCAGCAATTGGGCGGGCAACTGCTTCCCGCGCTTCTCGGCGCGGCGCAGGATGCCAGCGCACGCGCGGGATGACAGGAAGTAGCGCGTCGGCGGCGGACCAGGCTCCAGCACCTCCGCGAGCGAGCATGAAGACCCGCTGCCGTCGTTGAGCCAGTCCGACGTGCTGGGCGTCCAGGATGCGCCATGCGGCGCATCGCGTGGGTCCATGAACCACACCCGCGTCTGTCCACCGTCCGCGCGGGCTGATGGCGGCATCGCTTCCGACCATTCCCGCCAGGAAGGCGCCGAAGGCGTTTCCGGCATCGGAGAGGACGCCTGGGACATTTTCCCAGAGAATCCAGGCAGCCGGCTTTCCAGCAGCGCGTCGAACAGCGTCGATTGCATCAGCAAGGCGGATGAACTCCAGCGCGAGGTTGCCACGGGCGTCGGCTAGGCCCTTGCGAAGGCCGGCGACGGAAAAGGACTGGCAGGGGGTGCCGCCCACCAGCACGTCGGGCGCCTCGACCTCGCCCGCTTCGATGCGGGCGGCGATGGCGGTCATGTCGCCCAAGTTCGAGACGTGCGGCCAGTGGTGCGCGCGGACGGCGTTGGGGAATGGCTCAATGTCAGCCGACCACGCGAAGCGCCAGCCCAGCGGCTCCCATGCGCACTCCGGTGCGCCAATGCCTGAACAGACGGAGCCGACGGACAACGACATTCCCCTTGCCTACCATAAGCGGTATCGGTTATCAATAGCCGATATCGCTTATGAGGGTTCCTTGGCAGGATTTCCGATACCGGTTACGTCTTCGCGAATGGGAAGGCCGACGCTCAACGTGAAGCCCACCGTCGTCCGGCTGACGGATGCCGTGCGTCGCCGGATCGCGGCTCTAGTCGGCGATCACCGGATGGCTGCGTTCATCCGACAGGCGGTGGACGAGAAGCTGGAACGCGACGAAGCGTCCGGTAAGTCGTCCGAAAAGCCTTCCGGCCCCATGTGCGGCCGCGCGACGCGGATCACGCCGGACGTGGTGGACGAGCTGCTGCGCCTGGTGCGGGACGAAGCCGAGGGCGGGGAGGGCCTGCCGGTGACGCAGGCGGCGAAGCGCCTCGGCATGAGCAGCACCACGGCCTACGCGAAGATGCGCGAGAGAGAGGAGGACCCGCCCGATGACCTCGGAGCATGACCGGCCAACGACCCGCTGCCCGTGCTGCGGCGGCGACCGCGCGTTGACCGGGGACACATACCGCCGCCTGATCGACACGGTGACAGAGTTGCGCGAGCGCGTCGCGCGGCTGGAGCGGCGCACCATCGGGCAGGCCCGCGTCGGTGCGGCGGGCACCGACTGGCCCACCACGGAACAGATGGCCCGGAGGCTCCGCGATGGCTGACGCGCCGCTGGCCCTGCGCCGCGACACCGACGATTGGGTGGACCTAGAGCCCGGCGAGTTTTGCTATTCACGCGCCGACGACGGGCGCGTGAAGTGGTTGCACTTCTGGCCCCGAGACAGCCGGTGCCCGCTGCAAGCCCCGATCGCCCCGCAGCGGAATGGCGTCGGCGCGACGTGGACACTCAGCGGCCCCGAGGATGCGCCGACACTCTCGCCCTCGGTCAACGCAGAGGGCATCTGGCACGGGTTCCTGACGGCAGGAGTGGCGAGGCAATGACGCGGCAATCGACCCCAGGAAACCCGGTCGCCGACGCCTATGCGCTGGGCTACCAGGCCGCAGAGCGCGCCGCTGCCATGCAGATCGAGAGCCTGCGGGGTGCGCTGCGGGCGATCCTGGCAGATCCGTTCATCACCGCGCACTCGGGACGCATCGCGCGGGAGGCCCTAACTCGTCCAACTGTCGGCTAGTTGGACGTCCAACTCTCGTTCTTGTGGTGTTCACGGGACAAAGCCCCGGAAATTATGGTGGGCGCACAAGGACTCGAACCTTGGACCCGCTGATTAAGAGTGCGCTCTGAAAACGAGCGCGCTCAATGCGCTATCCAACTCTGGCCCGCTGATCCGGCCTTACCTGCGGCCCAGCAGCCGCACCCGATGCGACGCCACGTTGCCGCTCGACATGATCAGCCTCAGCCCGTTGATCACGATCGCCGCCGTATAGCGTCCGCCGCCCTGCACGCTACAAAAGATCGGCGTGTTGTTGAGGTAGGCGCCCAGCCACTTCGCCAGCCCCGCCTGGGTGATCTCCACCTTCGCCGCGAAGCCCGTGTTGCCCAGCGGGTTGTGGTTGAGCTGGAAAGCGGAGGTCGACCCCGATCCGCCGGACTGGTAGCCCACGCCGACGGCATGGCCGCTCGCTGCCCAGGAATAATTCGCTGCCTTCCACGTGCTGCCGCCATCGTCGGACACCAGCAGTTGTAGGTTCTGGTTGGCGGTCGCCGGCGTCAGATCGTCGATCTCCAGCCGGAAGGCCAGGAAGCTGGTGGACAGACTACCGAAGGTCACCGTCGCCAGCGCGCTGGCGGACACGCTCTCGCTGATCACTTCCCATCCGACCTGGCGGCGCGGCATGGCGTGCTGCGCGTCGGTCGCATTGGCCCCCAGTTTCAGGCCGGCGGGTTGGAAGCGCGCCATTTCGGCGCCGCCCGATGCGATGCCGATCTCGCCGGCCGTCGGTATCCAGAAGCCATCCTGCGCCGCGCCGAGCGCCAGCGCCGGCGCCGCCAGCGTGCCGGCTGCCATGCGCGCCTGGCCGGTGAAGGTGGGCGCCGCGCTCGGCGCCGCGCCGATCGCGCCGCGCGCGGCCGAGGCGCTGGCGGCAGCCAGGAAGGCGGCCACCTCGGCGCCGCCCCCGAAGGCGGCTGCCGCGGCGGTCGCGTTCGCCGCGGTGATCAGCGCATCGCCGAGCGCCGTGGCGCCGAAGGCGGAGCGCAGCGCGGCCGCATCGGCCGCCGACAGCACGGTCGCCATGAAGGTCGAGGTGATCAGCCCCGATGGCCCGGGCGCCGCGACGGCCGCGGGCTGGCCCGTCACCGCATCGAAGCCCAGCACCTTGCCGAGCCGGTCCGCCTTCTTCGGCAGTTCCATCACGGTCGCGGGGTCGGTCGTCGGCAGGCGCATGGTGCGGCTCTGCGCGTTCAGCAGCTGCTGCAGCACGATGACCAGGCGGTTGAATTCCGCGTTCACGTCGTCGGCATTGAAGTCCCCGCCATTGGCGAAGCTCGTGGTGCGCGCCACGGCCTGGCTGCCGGCCAGCACGATGATGTCCCCGGCGGTGGCGCCGGCGGTCAGCGTGACATTGCCGGCCGCGTCGGTGCCGGCGCCGCTCACCGTGTAGTCGGTGCCATAGGCCAGGGTGGTGGCAACGCCCGCCCGCTCGCGCGAGACGGTGATGTCCGCATCGGCATAGATCGGGAAGTTGTAGGGGAAGACAGTCTGCCCGCCGCTGGCGACAAAGCGTTCATAGCGATCATCGGCCGGGATCGAGGTGATGGTCATGCGTCAGCTCCTCAATAGGCGGTGGCGGACAGGATGCGGCGCTGGCCATAGTCGCGCAGGCGATCGCGTTCCTGGCGGGACAGGAAGCCCGGGCTCAGGCCCTCGCGCAGGCTGTTCAGGATCAAGAAGTCAAGCGCCGGGCGCAGATACCAAAGCGAGACGAAGGGCGTATTTTGCAGCGCGATGTTGAGCGCGCGGCCGGATCGGATGTCGCCTTCTCGCGCGGCCTGGAACAGCTTCACCAGATCGCCGATGGCCCCGGCCAGCGGACCTGCGGCCGTAAGGGTCGGGTGCTGCTGCACGCGGTTGGCTTCCGCGAACAGGAAGTCGCCGTAGATGCCGGCGCCGCCGCCTTGCAGCATGGCCGCCATCAGCGTGGCCGGATGCGTCGGATCGCGCGGGCCATAGCCCAGCAACAGGTCCTTCAGCGTCATGGACAGGTAGCCGACGAAGGCCATGGTGGCGATCAGTTCGCCGACATGGGCGACGCTCAGCATGCGGTCGAGCGGCGTGCGATTGCCGCTCTCTGTGACGGTTCGCCCGACGATGCGGTTGGTGAAGGCGATCGGCCAGCCCTTGAACTGTGTCAGAGCGCGCAGCAGCTCGCCCGTCACGGTTCCCGGTCGCGTGCCCTGCAAGGCCATGCGGCGGCTGGCGCTGTCGGTCTCGACGAAGGAAAAGCCCATCTCGTCGGCGAAGAAGCCGCGCAGCTTCAACTCCAGCCGGCGGCGGGCATCCTCCAGCACGCGCTCGGCGCGCGGGGACCAGTCGGCCTGTTCGGCCGCGGTGGCCGCGGCGCGCTGATCGGCGCGCGTCTGCATGCGGACGATGAACTCGTCGATCTCGGCGCGCTTGCCGCGCCAGGCCAGGTCGAAGGCATCCATGGCGGCAACATCGCCACGCGTCGCTTCCTGGCGCACACGGCCGATGGCGCGTTGCAGGCGATCCAGACGGGCGCGGGCTTCGCCCTCGGCGCGCAGCACGGCATGTTCGGGCGGGGTGGCGGCGTGCAGGTAGGCTTCGGATGCTCGAATGCCGGGCCGGCGCGCCTCAGGCTCGGGTGTGGCGGGAACCCATGTCCGGCCCTCGGCTAATGCTTCGTGGAATTCGGCGAGTTCCGAAAGGCGTTGCCGCACCTGGTCCATCTGCTGGCGGATGACAGCGACCTGGCGCGCGGCCGTCTCGCCCTTCTGCTTGCTCCACGCCTCCATGCGCTGCTCTGCCCGGGCCAGCTCGGCCTCGAACCGCTCGGTGCGTTTCCGGACCCATGCCGCCTCGGCCTGGTCAGCCGCGCTGCGGCGGGCCATGCGCTCGGTCATGCCCTTCTGCAGATCCTCCAGCCCCTCGCGTGCCAGGCCGGCGAAGCTGCGCGTCGGCAGCGCCGCGATCATGTCCGGCGTGACGTAGTGCGCGCCATCGATCTGGCGGGCGGTGCCGCGGATCATGTCCCATTCGGCGGCGCTGATGCCGTTCTGGCGCAGGATCGAGCGATATTTCGGCGGCAGGGCATCGAAGGCGCGGTCGCGGTTGAAGCCCATCCAGCGCGACAGCATCTCGGCGGCGCCGCTCTTCCGCAGGTCCTGCCAGGCTGTCATGCCCTGGATGCGGAAGAAGAAGGCACTGGTCTTGCTGATCAGCCCCATGGGCGCATCGTCGGCCATGCCCTGCGCCAGCAGGCGGGAACGGATGCCATCCATGCCAGCGTTCAGCATGGCGGCGATCTCGCGCTGCTCGCGGCTCAGTCGGCCTGGCACCGCGGCGCGCAAGTTCTCGCCCCATGCCCGCAACAGCGGCATGCCTTCGAAGCGCATGGCGATCGCGCCCGTCGCGACATCGCCGCCCAGGCTGCTGACGACGGCGCGGCCGAGCTTGGCCATGCTCTGCACCGTGCGCGCCATGGTTCCGATGCGCGCCCAGGTCAGGCTGACCGGCGCCGCGGTCAGGCCAGACACCTCCGCCCAACTGCTCGCAAGCGAGCCATGCGCGTTGTTCGGATCGAGCGCGCGGGCCTGCGCCTGGCGCTGGCGCGGTGTCAGGCGCTTGTCCTGCGACGCCTCGCGCATCAGCGTCGCCAGCAGGCGGGTCAGCGTTGCTCGCGGGTTGGGGCCAAGTCGCTCCATCTGCGCTGCCGCCTTGGCCGCCGCCGTCAGGTGGCCGAGCATGGCGGAGTGGATGTCGGACCCGAAGCGGTCGGCATAGGTCAGCGCCGCCTCGGCGTCGCGGAAATGCAGGGTGCGGCTGCGGCTCAGGCTGTTGGCCAGATTGGCCGGCGTCTGCGCTCGGCCGGTCGTCTCGGCGGTCAGGCCGTTGCGGTCAACGCCGGTGGTGATCTCGTCATAGATGTCGCGCAGGAAGCGCCGGGCCAGCGCCTCGTCCGCGCCGGGAAAGCTGCGCTCCAGATCGAGCCTCGGCAGGATGTGGCCGATCCATTCATCCGGTCCGACCCGCACGATGCGCCCGGCGTCGTGGCCCTGCGGGCTCCAGCCGTCCAGCCGTCCGATCGTGGCGCCGAGCCTGTTGAGGTCGGTGCGCGCCAGCTCGGCGACGTCGGCATAGACGCGGGCCAGCTGCTGCGCAGCGGGGTCGCCTGTGACGCCCGGCTGGCCGCCTTCGCGCAGCTCGCGCATCTCGCGCGTCACCAGGCGGCCGAAGTCAGGGTCGCGCATCCGCTTGGCCAGCTCGGGGCTGCGTACGATGGCGAGGTTCCAGGCTTCCGTGTACCGCGCGATGTTCGCCATCGCCAGGCGCGCGATGCTGGCGCGGCCGCCCGTCACCGGCTGGATCACGCCCTCCAGGAAGGCAAGCATGGATTTGCGCCAGGTCAGCCCCTGGTCGCGCAGCGCCCGCAGGTCCTGCAAACCCTGGGCGTAGGCCACGGCGGATTTTGCCGCATGCATCTGGGCGACGGCGGCGGCGACGCGGGCGCGCTCGGCGTCCTCGGCCGCGCGCTGCCGCACCCGCGCTTCGAGATTGGGCAGGTCGCCCCGTGCCTGCTCGGCCTGGTGCAGCGTCGCCATGTAGCGCAGCAGCTCGGCCGCCTCGCGGTCGTTCATGCGCCCCTGGCTGGCGTCCACGATGGCGGCGACGCATTCGGGGGAAGCGGCCATGGTCAGCCCCTGATCACGCAGGCCGCCGCGGCCTGCCAGCTTTCGTCGGCATGTTCGACCTTGGCGCGCAGTTCGGCGGTCTCGTCGAGCATAGCGCGCAGGTCGTCCGGCAGATCGCCGCGCTCGGCCAGGCGGTTGGCCTCGGCCAGATGGGCCGCCCCCTCGATGTCGAGGCCCATGCGTTCGGCGGCCGCGGCAACGGGATCGGCGCTGCGCATCGGCGCCAACGGTTCGGGGGGCGGCGCGGCGGGCGGGGTGTAGGTGTCGGCGTCGAGCCCGCGAAGCGCAGCTGGCGGGTCCAGGCCCGCCTCGCGAAAGGCGGCGCGCAGCACGTCGCCGAGGCCAGGCGGCGGCATGCCGAAGGCGTCCGGCGTCTGCGGTGCCTCCAAGGCGTGGCGTGCGTAGGCCTCCAGTCGCGCGGCGATGGTTTCCCGGCCGAGGCCGCCGATCTCCTGGCGGATCGGGTGGCGCAACAGCAATTCCAGGAAGGCGCGCTCGGCCGGGCTGGCATCGTCGCCGAAGATGTCGAGCTGGTCGAGCACGCTGCGCAGCGGCTTGCCGGCGTCGCGGGCATCGTTGATGCGGCGCACCGCGCGCACCAGCGCATCGGTCGCGTCCAGGCCGGCACGCACCTGGCCGGCTTCGACCGCGGCGCGCAGATGCGCGATGGCGGGGGCGGCGTCGATCAGCGCGCGGCCCATGGCCTCGGCCGCGCCCTCGCGGCTCTGTGTCAGGCGCTGGATCAGCTGGTGGTTCTGATAGGCCCTGGCGGCAAGCGCGCGCTGGATACGCGCCAGGCCGTCCGGCGTCAGCTCGCCCTTGGTGGACAGATCGCGAGCCTCGCCGGCAGGCAGCTGGCCGATGAAGGCGCGCACGAAATCGCCATTGCCGGCGGCGGCCAGGTCGGGCGAGCGCAGCATTTGCAGCATGGGAAGCGTCACGCGGCGCGCATCGGTGCGCGCCTGCTCGGCCGCCGTGGCGCGGTCGATCTGCGCGACGTTGCTTTCCTCGACGTAGCGGCGGCGCGCGTCGGGCGTCAGTTCCGACGTGCGGCGGCGCACCAGCACCGGGCGCTGCATCGTCGCCGCCTGGTCGAAGCCGGCACGCACCAGGCTGGCGCGATAGGCCTGCGCGGTCGGCAGTCCTTGGGCGTAGGCGTTGACGATCGCCATGGTGCGGCCATTGCCGCTTTCCACCAGGCCGTCGGGGCCGATGAGCGGCGCGCCCGTGGTGGTGCTGGCCGATGCCTCCAGCTCCTCGGGGCGCAGCCTGGCCGCCATGTCGCGGACCTGCTGCTGGCGCTCCGGCAGGTTGCGGTCGCGCGGTTGCAGTTCCTGCGGAAAAGCGGGGTTCTCGGCGAAACTCAGCGGGTCGTGGCTGGGCACCAGATCGGCCGCCTCGACCACCTCATAGCGGAAGCTCACCTCGGTCCCGGCTGGGGTGGATGCCCTGCCTTCAGCGCCCGGACGCGCGGCCGCGGCGCCCACCGGAACGCGGGCAGCGGTGCGGGCCGAGACGCCCGCGCCGTCCTCGGCCGTCGGCAGGACCATTGCCTGAAGGCGCCGGTTCTCGGCCAGCAACCCCTCCAGCTGCTGGCGGACGGCGGGCGGCGTCAGGCTCAGGTCGATATGCCCGCCCTCGGCCAGTTGCACGGCGCCGGCTGTCATGGCGTGCAGGGCGGCGTCCTGCGCCGGCACGGGCGGCAGGGCCGCCAGGGGTGTCTCGGCGCCGCTGGCGCCCGCCGGGGCGCCCGCGCGCCGGGCGGGAATGGCCGCGCCGATCGCGCCGCCGAGCACGCCGCCGGCGGCGAAGCCCAGCGCCAGGTCCAGCGCGATCTCGGACCAGGTCACATCGTCGCCAAAGGATGCGCGTCCCGCATTGACCATCGGCATGGCGATGGCGGTGCCGAGCGTGGCGTCCATCGCGCCGGCGCCGGCGCCGAAGGCCGCACGGGCGCCGGCCCCGCCGGTGCGCGCGGCCTCCGCCGATGCGGCGAATTGCGCGAAGCGGCGGCCGAGATAGCCGGCGCGCGCTGCCTCCAGCGCCGGGCCGGCGAAGGGCAGGAAGTTCTCCGGCGTGGGCAGGGAGCCGACGATGCCCGCGCCGAAGGCGAGCGCGGCGCTGCCCCAGTCGTGGCGCGACCCCAGGATGCGCTCGCGCTCGCGCTGCTCGTCCGATACGTCGGCCAGCACGCGCGCCGCGGCGCGGGTCATGCCGCGGCGATAGGGCACGCCTTCGCGGAAGTGTTCCGAACTGCGCCACTCGTCTTCGGGCATCGGCGCCAGTTCGGGTTCCGGCGCGGTGCGCTCGGCCAGGCGCACGCGATCATCCGCCCGGACCTGGCCGGCGATGGTGGCCCAGAAGTTCTCGCCGGCGGCGGCGCCAAGGAACTGGCCGAGCGGGCTGCGGAACTCTTCGATCAGCCGGCCGGCCGCGTCCACGGGCAGGCCCATGGTCGGCGCGCCGAGATAGCTCAATGCCGTGTCGCTCATGGGGAAGTGGCTTCCGCCGGATCGGGCCCATAGATCGGCTGTCGCACGGGGGCGCGGGCGGGGCGCGGCGGTGGCGGCGGTTGCGGGTCCGGTGGCGCTTCGCTGCGGCGGACCGTCAGGTCGGCGGCATCGGCCGCGGAAAGCGGCCGGCGACGGTCATGGTTCATGCGCTGCCAGATCTGCTCCGGGCTGGCGCGGGCGGGGGCCGCGTCTGGCGGTGCGGCGGCGAGCGCGTCCTGGATGCGCACCACCAGCGGCGTGCCGTCGCCGCGCAATTCGGGATAGGGCGAGCCCGGCGGGAAGAAGGCGAGAAGGCCCGGCGCCACGTCGATCCAGCGGCCGCCATTGGCCGTCGCCGTGCGCGCCGTCACGGCCGCGCGTTCGGTGCCCGGGTAGCGTTCGGCCAGCGCTCGGTCGCGGATGGTGGCCAGGCCGCGGGCCAGGCGGTCCACATCGCCGCCGCGCGGCAGCAGCGCCAGCACGCCGTCGCGGTTCACCGGCTCAACGCCGCCATACAGGTCGCGATAGGCGCCGGTCACGGTCGCGGCCGTGACAGCGCCGGCCGGTGCGGCGCGGACGGAGACAACGTGCTGCAGCCGCGCCTCGTCCTCGGCTGCGCGGCTGAAGAACTGGGCGTTGCCGGTGTGGTTGTACTGTTCGGCGCGCAGCCCGCCGGCGGCGTCGGATGCCGCCCATGCCGTGCGCACCTGCGTGCGAATGTCGCGGGTCAAGGCGGCGGTCAGGTGCAGGCTGCGGATGTCGGTCGAAAGCTCCGCCGCGATGCGCGCCGATGTCGCGCCGCCGGTGCGCGGGGCGATGGCCGCGGCGGTCGCCAGATGCGCCGGCAACTCGGCGGCGGCCAGGCCGGACAGCAGGGCCTGGCGCTGGTCCGGGTCCGGCACGGCGGCCAGGATGCGTTGCAGGCGCGGCAGGCGTTCGGCCTCCTGGGCCGGCTGCATGACGTGCTGCACCAGGCCCTGCATGACGTTCTGCGGCAGCACGCGGCGCTGCGCTTCGGGCACCTGCTGGCGTTCCTGCTCGGCGCCGACGGTGGCGATCAGCTGCGGCAACGCGGCCAGATCGCCCTGCATCACGCGCTGCTGCATCTGCTGCATGGCCGGGCTGAACTGCGCGAAATAGGCCGCCGCGTCGTCACGAATGCCGCGTTGGCGTTCGGCATACGTCTCCGCCCAGACCCGGCTCAGCTGCTGGTCCTCATGCGCCCGCGGGCCGATGGCGGAAAGCTGCGCCTCGGCCGCCGCGCGCTCCTCCGGCGTGCCGGTCCGTACCAGTTCGCGGATGCGGGACGCGCGGATCATCTCCTCGGCCTGGGCGTTGGCGCGCGCCATCTCCTCGGGCGACATGCCGGCGGCGCGGGCCTGCTCCGGCGGGATCAGCGGTGGCATGGTCGCGCTGGTGCCGGGCGATCCGGGCGGGCCGGCACGCGGGTCGCCGCCCGGGCCCGTGACGCCTTCCACATGCGCCGCGGCCATCATGATGGAGACGTATTGCTGGGTCTCCCGCGGCAGGCGGGACCGGTCGGCGCCGGCGGCGATCCAGCGGTCCACATGGCCAGAGCCCCAGTTATAGGCGGCCAGGGCGTATTCCAGGTTGCCGTTGTAGCGGTCGCGCAGGCGCGCCATCAGCTCGATGGCCCATGGCAGGGCGCGGGCCGGATCGGTCAGCGCCTCGGCCGGCAGCGGCGCCATGCCCATGCCGGGGTTGGCCGCGGTGCTGGGCAGGATCTGTGCCGCCCCGGTCGCGCCAGCCGGGCTGACCGCCCGCGCGTTGCCGCCGCTCTCCGTGCCGAACTGCGCCCGCAGCATGTAGACGGGCAGGCCGTGCCGCTGCGCGCCGGCCTGGATGTAGGGCATCCACGCTTCCGGCACGGCCCTGGCGTTGCGCACGGCGGCGGCGCCGCCGGCGGTCAGGCTGGCCACGCCATCGCGCAGCGCCTGGTCCAGCGAGGCCGCGGCGATCCGCGCCCCGCGCTGGCGGGCTTCCTCCCGGATGCGCACGGCCAGTTGCGGGTCGGCTGCGAACAGCGCCGTGCCGGGCGCGAAGCGGTCGGCGACGGCCTGGGCGCCCGCCGGGTCGGTCATGCCGTTCAAATCCTGGCGTGCCTGCCAGGCGTTGCGCCAGGTGGTCTCCTGCGCCCGATGCGTCCGCACGTCGATCCCGGCGGCCTGCAAGCGCTCGTCGCTGATCGTCTCGATCGGCGCGCCGGTCTCCAGATAGGCGGCGCGGTTGGCGTCCAGCGTCGGTTGCAGATCGCGTCGCGCCTCACGCTGGCCTTCGCTGGCGGCGGCGCGTTCCTGCCCGCGCTCACGGCGGAAGGCGGCGGCCAGGCTGCGCGCCTGCTCGGGCCGCAGGCCGGGGATGTCGCCCCGGACGCCGCGATCCTCGAACTCGGTGATCCAGGCCTCGGTGCGCGGGCTGCGCCGCCATTCGCCGCGGGCCAGGCCCTCCAGCTCGGCGTCCTGGCTCTCGTTCAGGTGGCGGGCGATCTGCACCAGAGAATACGCGCCGGCGCGGGACGGGTCGGCCGGGTAGCTGCGGCCGTTGAAGGTGAAGGCGTGGCGCGGGCCGAGGGCGATCAGGTCGCGCTCGGTCTGCGCCCGCACTTCCGCGATGCGGGTCTGCGCCTCGGGGTCCGCCAGGCCGCGCTCGGCCAGGCGCGTGATCTCGCCGAGGCGCTGGGGCAGCAGCACCTGGAAGGAGCCCAGCCGCTCGTCGGCCACGGCGCGGTCCTGCTGCTGCACGATGACGCTCAGATAGGGGCGCGCGATGTTGTCCAGGCTCGGCGCCAGGCGGACGCGCAAATTCTCGGGCAGCGTGGAAAGCTGCGCGTCGCGCCATTCCGTCACCGCGGCGCCGAAGGCTTCCGGGTTGGCGGCGTGCTGGCGGGCCAGGCGCTCGAACTCGTAGCGGGCGGAGATTTCCAGCCGGTTGCGCGAAGCCTCGTCGGCGCCGCGGTTGAAGGCGCTGCGGTAGAGCTCCCCGCCGCCCGTCATCTGCGCGCCGGGCTGGCCCTCGCCGGCGGCGATGCCGGCATCGAAGGCGCGCTGCTCGGCGCGGCGGTCCAGCGTGCGGTTGCGCTGGGCGAGCATGCCGTCGATGCGCTCGGACAGGTTGGTCAGCACCTGGCCGGCGACGCCGCCTTCGGTCGGCACCGGGGCTGGCTCCGGCAAGGCGCGGCTGACGAAGTCCGGGGCGGGCGGCAGGCGCGCGGGCATCAGAGGTCACCGAGCGAATACGGGTCGCCACCATTACCGCCGCTGCCGGAAGAACTGCCGGGCCAACGGTCATACATCCGGCTGCCGGCGTTCAGCAGGCTGAGCCCGCCGCGCAGGTAGCCTCCGGTCTCGGCCCAGCCGGCGTCGTCTTCCAGCAACCGCGCGCGCTGGCGCTGCGCCTCGGCGCGCAGAGTGGCATTGGTCTGGTCGATGGTCAGCTGGCGCTCGGCTTCCTGGATGGTCTGCTCGCCGACAAGATCGGGCGTGCCCTCCAGCGCCAGGCCGGAACCGGCATAGCGGGCCGATTGCGCGGCCAGCGTGCGCAGCATCGCCTGCCTGGTCTGGTTGGCCTGGATGCGGCCGCGGATCGCTTCCGTGGTCGCGTTGAAATCGGCCATGCGCGCTTGCGTGCGCATGACGCCGGCCTGGTGCTGGGCGCCCATGACCGCTGATCCGGCGCTGGCGACAGCGCCGATGAGCATGATGGCCTCGCCGATGCCGAAATCCGCCATTACTCCCCCAGCTGATATTTCGTGGACAGGGCCAGCAGCTCGAACGGCCCGGGGATCGGCTGGGAGATTTCCGTGACCGAGCGCTTCTCCCATCCGACCAGGCCGCGCACGACGATGTCGCCGGTCAGGATCGGCTGCGGGCTGTCCAGCGGCGATGCCGGCGCGCTGCCCACGGTGCGGCCGATGACGTTCTGGCCTCGTATCTGGAAGATCGAGGTGTTGACCACGCGGGCCGTGATCTCGGCCGGGCGCACGCGGCGGCCGAGCAGGTTGCCGGACGGGTCGCGCGGTTCGTAGGGCATCGGGCGCACGCGCAGATCGCTCAGCAGCCCGACTTCGGCTTCCGTCACCGCGCGCGGCAGGGTGATCTGGCCGCCGCTGACAGTGAAGGTGCCCTGCCAATTGCCATCGCCGATGCAGCCGACGGTCAGCCCGTTGAGGTGGGAGAGGCCGGAAATCGTCGCGCTGGGCGCGCCGGTCCAGTGGACGCAGGCGTCCAGGTAGCGCGCCGCGTCCCATCGCTCGAGCCGGACGGTCGCGTCGCGCAGCACGGCGAAATACACCTCGCCGGACAGCAGGCAGCAGACCGCCTTGATCTGCCCATCGGTTTCCCAGCGCGTGAAGCCCACGATCTCCTGGCTGCGCAGCGTCGTCATGGCGGTGACGGTGCCGGACGGATTGACCAGCAGCACATGGTCGGCATCGTCCTGCGCTGCCGCCTTGCGCGCCGCCATGTCCACGGGATCAAGGATGAGATGCGGCGCCAGCAGCGATGCCACATCGGCGCGCCATGCCTGCTCCAGGTCGATGAAGAGGAACTGCCGCAGCGCCGCGCCGCCGCGCTGGATGAAGAGCTGCGCGCCATCCACCTCGGCCACGGGGACGTAGCGCTTGATGCCGCGCCGCGTCTGCTCCTGCCGGCCGATGCTCTTCGGCGTGATCGGATCGCCGGTGATGATGTGCTCGGACCCTGCGGTGAAGATTTGCAGCGCGCGGCCGGAGGCGAGCTGGTGGATCGCGTTCACCTGGTTGGTGTCGATCGTGGCGTAGATCGCCTCGTCGTCGAGCCCCGCCGCCGTGTCGAAATTCCAGAAATCGGCGATCCTGCTGGCGATGAAGCTGGCCGGGCGGGACTTGAACCCGGCGAGCCAAAGCCGCGCCTCATGGAATGTCACGCATTCGGGCCAGCCGCGGCTGGCCGAGATGACCGGCTCCTCCAGCGTCCAGGCCGAGAAAGCGGAGGTGTTCGCGAAGGGCCGGCTGGTGCGGGTGTCGGCCGTCACATTCATGCTGTCGATGTACGCCGTGATGATGGCCGCGCCGCCATTGCCGACGACGGTCCAGCCGACATGTCCGGCCGTGAAGGTGGCGACGGACGCCGTGATGGTGATGCCGGTGCCGCTTGTCGCGCTGGCGGTCATGGTGCCGGAAGGCGTGACGGCGCCGAAATCATAGGTCGGCAGGTTGGTCAGCGGCACCGCGTCGCGGGTCCAGCTGGTCTCGACCACGCCGCGGCGGATGCGCTGGGGCTCAACGTCGGGATGGGTCAGCAGCAGCGTGTCGGCCGATTGCGCAAAGTTCATCTGCGCGGCCTGCGCCGCGTTCCACGGACAGCCGGTGACATAGGCCAGCTCGACGCCATCGGGGCCGCGGAAGACGCGGAAGGCGCCGTCGGTCAGGGCGATGACGTAGGTCTGCTCGGTGTTGAAGGCGAAGGGGATCAGCCGCACGCCCGTGGTGCCGCCGGTCAGGTTGCCGACGTGCGGCATGCCGGGCCGGCGGCGCACCCCGCCTTGCGGGCGCACCAGCACGTTCCGGGCCATCTCCATCCCGGCATAGTATTTCGCCACCTCGATGCGGGCGGCGAGCGTCGGGCCGATCTCGCCGGAGGTGAAGCTGGTCTGGATGGAGCGGATGGGCCGCATGCGTCACCCGCGGCCGAAGCGGGCGCGGGCGAGCGGGAAGTCGCGGATCGCCTGCGGCGGCTGCTGCATGCTGTCCTGGCGCTTGGCCACGCGCATCAGCCCCCCCTCGCCGGCTTCGCTGGGGGAGCCGAAGGCTTTGACGCGGTAGAATTCCGCTGCCGTCGTCGCCGCGCCGACGGGGATGGCGAACTCCGATGCCAGCGCGTTGCGCACCAGCTGGCGGAAATATGGCGGCCAGGCGGCCGGGTCCCGGTTCACCTGGTAATCCGCCCAGAGGTCGAGGTTGTTGGAGTAGATGCGGTCCTGGAAAATCTCGAACTCGCGCAGCGGCTGCGCGCCGACGGCGGCGGTCGGATAGATCGCGCGGATCAGCAGCGCCCCGGCGGGCCTGGCGTGCATGTAGCGCCATTCGTTGATCGGCGCGTCGGATAAGCGGGCGAGCTGTGCCTTCTCCATGGTGAAGCGCCAGGGATGGCAGGTCAGCAGGTGCTCGATGAGCGGGTTCTGCAGGAGGTTGACGGTCTCGGCCAGGTCGGTGCCCTCGTCCAGCGAGGCGATGGACATTTCGCCGAGCAGTCGCAGCGCCTCGTTGGCAAGCTGGATGGAGGGCAGGGCCATGGGTCAGCCGTCCTGCGCCGGATAGCTCTCCCACGGCAGTTGGAAGTGCGGGCCATCCGGGAAGCCGCGCCAGTCGCCACCCCACTCGACCGGCACGGCCTCCACGGCGGCCGCCGCCTTCATCGCGCCGGCGATGGCGGCGAAGCGCCCCCATTGGGACCACGGGATTTCTCCCGCCTGGACGATGCCATCGGAGTTCACGTCGTCCCAGGCGGCCAGATCGACGGCATGGCCCGTGAGGTGGCGGCTGCGCAGGGTGCGGCTTTTGCCCTCGGCGACAAGCTGCGCCTGGCGTTCGGGCGTGCGCAGGCCCTCGCACACGATGAAGGACAGCGCCAGGCGGGCGCGGCGCACCACGCGTACCAGGTCGGGATGCACGCCTGCCAGGCGCATCTCGTCGCGTGGCAGCAGCATGCCGCGGTTCGTCACCAGTTGCACAGCGCTCTCCCGATCTGGTTGTGCGCCAGCATGGCGCGGGCTGTGGCCGGCGTCAGGCGGTCATAGTCGCCTGGGCGCTCGTCCGGGCCGAACGTGACGCTCTGCTCGCGCGGCGGAAGATAGGGGCGCACCGGCTGCGCCACGGCACAGAAGCTATCGGTCGGGCCGGGACCAGCCGCGCAGCCCGTCAATGGGGTCAGGCTCACGATCAGCAGCGCGGCGAATGCCATCTGCTTCATCTCGCTTCTCCGCTATGGCGCGGGCGGCAGCCGCTTCCGCTTCCTCTCTCCCGTCGCGCTGCCCGCTGCCGAAAAGACGGGCCGCAGCAACCCCGGCACCAAGGGCCACCAGCCCGAGAGCCGCGATCACCGCGATCGGAAGCCACGCCGTCACGTCTTCTTCTTGGCCGCGATGGACCATGCCGCCGTCCCGAGCGTGATCACCGCGCCGATGATCGTGTTGCTCGTCGCCTCATCGACGTAGCCCTTCGAGACAAGCCCGCCGCCGATGGCGGCCAGAAGGGCGCGGATCACGCCCATGATCATGTCCTGGGACATGGTCAGTTCTCCTTCTTGGTTGCAATGATGCGGTCCAGCTTCTCGTCGATCTTGTCGAGGCGCGGCAGCAGTTCCGCCTTGGGCACGTAGTCGCGCAGCAGCAGCTCGCGCGTCGAGGCGATGTCCTTCTGGTGCTCGTCCACCCGGGTCGCGAAGGACCGCATGATCCAGGCCGCGCCGCCGGCCATGGCGGTCAGCACGCCGTTCCAGAGGGTGTGCGCGTCTGCCATTTCTCCGGGCATCACCAGGTCACCATGTCGGCAGCCGCATTGCTCGTCGCGGCCAGCACGGCGGCTTCGGCGTCGTTGCTGGCCGCCCGGATCGCCTTGATCTGGTCCCACAGGGCTCGGCCTGCGGCGACTTCGGCGCGCTCGGCACTGGTCTGGGGACCGCCGGCCAGCGCCATCTCCGCGGCACGGGCGGTCAGGTTCGCCTGGCGCCATTCGGGGCAGACAGCCAGAATTCGGTCGCGGGCCTCTGCCTTGATCCCGGCGATGCGGCTGGCCTGGGCTTCGGCCAGCGTGCGACCGTCGATGATCGTCAGCGTGCCGTCTGGGCCATAGCGATGGATGGCTTGGCTCATGTGCGGAACCTCGGCGTGATGACCGGGACGTTGGCGTAAATGGATCGCGCGAGCGACCCCGCGGCGATGGTCGCGGGGAAGAACGGCGTCGGGCCCGCGACATAGGTCAGCGCCATGGTGAAGCCGGTCGTCAGGTTCGTGTTGCCGAGCGCGTTATCCGATGTCGCGCTGCCCAGCGTCGCCACCGGGCCGGGCGACTGCGCGGCCTGGCAGCGCGCGGTGGGCGTCCCGGAAAAGCAGCTCGCCAACAGCAGCGAGCCGCGCCGGACCGGCACGCGCGCCGCGAAGGAGCCCTCCAGCGACACGGCCGCGGCGGTTGACATGTCCGCGGTCGTCTCGCCGAGCTTGACCGCTCCGCCGTCACGGCGCCATTCGTAGGCCGCCAACTTGCAAAGCCCAGCGGCGCCGGCCTGGATCGATAGCGCCAGCAAGTCCATCTCGCCGGGCTCTTCGACGAAGAAATAGTGGAACGCCGCGATGTTAGCGGCCAGGACGCCGTTCTGGTTCGCGGTCGCCTCGCGCGCGCGATAGAAAATGCCGTCCTTGAAGCCCGGCCATGCAGGCGCGGGCGTATCGCCCCAGAAGCCTCTCATTGGCTGATCCGGTAGTTGACCGTTCCGCTCGTGTAGCTGGAGCAGTTCAGCCGAGTGAGCACATCGGCTTCCTGGCTTTCATCGCCCGGCACCGCCAGGGAGACGGGCGCTGTGAAGGCGTTCGCGGCGCCATCGTTGCGCGTGATATTGTGCCAGGTGGTGCCCCCGTCGAAGCTGCGTTCCAGGCTGACCGTCGCGACGAAGGTTCCCCAGAGGCTGAAGTTGAACGGGCCGCTCAGCACCACGCTGGCGCTCTGCCCGGTCGCGCCGAAGGTGCCGGTCAGCCTGGCGCGGGTGCGGTCCGGCGTGCTGCCGCCCGTGTCGATCTTGGCCATCGGTCCCCCATCGGCTGCAAGGAAGGACGCGGGGGCCGCAGCCCCCGCGCCGGGCTCAGTCGGTGTTGGTGACCGTCAGCGCCAGCGTGTCGGCGACGTCCACGGCGGTGCTGCTCTTCGTCATCACCACATGCATGCCGACGGTCTGCACGACGCCGGAGCTGTTGACCGTGGTGCGGAAGATGATGTCGCCGATCTCCAGCAGCTGGCGGACGGCGTTGAAGTAGCCGGCCGTGTCCACCGTCGCCGCGGTGTCCTCCGTGCGGTAGCTGAAGATCTGCGGCGCGCCGGGCGAGGAGGCGCCGAGGCCGGAGCCGCCGCGGAAGGACTGGCCGCCGATCGGCTGGAAGGTGCGGGGCGTGAATGCCATGGGTCAGGGCTCCTCGATCAGCTTTCGACGGTGGCGATTTCGATCACGCCCAGCGCGTCGATGGCGACGGCGCCGGCCTTGATCATCTGGTTGGAAAGCCAGGAGGTCTTCTCGGGAACGTAGTTGACCTCCAGCGCGATCTCCGTGCCGATCGCCAGCCCCATCGCATCCGCGTCGAAGGCGTAGCAGGTGCGGGTGGTGCTCACGAGCGGCAGGCCGCCCTCGTCGCGGTCGTCGATGACGATCACGTCGAAGCCCAGCACCTTCGGCAGCGTGCCCTGCTCGACATGCTGGGCGGAGACCCAGTCGCGGCTGATGAAGCGGTTCTCGCCCAGGATGTCCTCGGCGCCGCGCGCGCTGATCACCAGCTTGCGTCGGCCCTGCGGCACGGCCCGCGCGTCGAGCGTGGACTTGGCGCGCCTGATCTTGTCGTAGGTCAGGCCGGTGCCGCCGGCGGCGATGGTGGCCGAGCCATTGGCCGCGTCCAGCGCGTCCAGGATCATCTGGTCGGCGCGGCGCGCGACGGCGCCGGCGATGTTCGCCACCACCACCTTGCGCTCGTCGATGTTGACCAGCGCCTGGTCGAGCCGGTCGGTGTATTCCGCCGCCTGCCAGTCGGCCAGCGTCGCCGTCGCCTCGGCGTACGCGGTGTTCATCGGCACCACATCCGTCTGCGGGATGCGGGGCTGGGCGACGCCGCGGGCATAGCGGCGGAACTTGGCGGTGCCGCCGATCACGCCGGTCTTCACGCGGACATGGGGGCGCAGCAGGCCCATGGACTGATACGCCGCCTTGACCTCGGCGTCGTATTCGATCTGTGCAATGGTCGAAAGGCCGATGGCCATCTTCGATCTCCGAGCATGAATTGCGTTGCTCGCGATCGAGAGGCCGCATCGCCATGGGGTCCGGTGGTCCGGATAGGCCCGGCGGCGGGTCGCCCGCTTCCCCCGTCCGTGGGGGCGTCCGGCTGGCCTGCGCCAGCGGCAGTCGGGAAGTGTCCGGTCCGGGCTGCCGGCGGGCCATATCGGGGGACCCGCCGGCAAATCGGGAAAGGACGGTCTTGCTGACCGGCACCACCATGGCGCCGGCTATTGTGACTGCAAGTCTTTTTTCAGCTCGCGCGCAGCACGCCCGCCTGGTCGAGCCGGCGCAGCGCCGCCAGCGCGCGGTCCACCGATCCCTGGTCGCCCTTGCGCTTGCCCTCCAGCAGCAGCTTGCGCGCGTCGCTCTCGCTCATGGTGTCGGCCACGAGATGGTCGAGCGGCATGGGCTTCTCGCCCTTGGCCTCGCGCATCTTGAGCAGGAAGTTGATGCCGTCGGCGCTGCCGATCGCCATGGCGGCGCGGCGCTCGCCCTCGGTGATCGAGCCATTGGCCTCCATGCCGGCAAGCCATGCGCCGATGTCCTTGACCAGCACGCGGCCATTCGGGCCGAGCTTCTTCATCTCCTCCTCGGCCGCACGCTTCATGCCGTCGCGGTCGGCGGTCGGGTTCTTGTTCAGCACCTGGTCGCGCGCGTATTCAAGATAGGGCGCCAGCACGGCGTCGAGCTGCTTCTGGGTGATCCCGGCGCCATGGGCTGCGGTGCGTACCTTGGTCCAGAGCGGGTCGTCGGACTTCACCGCATCGGCCGGCAGGCCCTCGACCTTGGGCAGGGCGTAGCCCTCGGCCTTGTCAGGCACCTTGCCTTCGCCGCGACTGACCTTGGCGCGCAGATCGGCCTGGGATTTCGCCAGATCGCGCGTGCGGATTTCGCCTTTCTCCGCATCCCAGAACTGCTCGGGCAGCCAATCGGGGCGCGTGGCCTTGCCGTCGGCGCCCTTCGGGATGGTGGCGTCGGCTTCGTCGGCCAGGTCGAACAGCGTCGTGCCGTCGCCGGCGTCGGCCTTCGGCGCGGCCTGCTGCTGATCGGCGCCGCCGGCGGCGGCGTCCTGCTGCGACGTGGCGGCGGCGGGCGGGGCGGCGCCGCTGGCGGGCGTGGCGGTCGCGGCGGTATCGGCCGCGGCAGCGGTCTGCGATGGGGTTTCCTCGGCCATTCATCATGCTCCTGGGGTGGCGGGGGGTGTTTCGGCGATCTCGGCCAGCAATTCGCGCAGCAGCGCCACGCGGCCGGCGCGGTGGGCGACGGCCTCCAGCGTGTCGCCGGGCTGCCAGGGGGCGGCAGCGCGCTCCTCCTCCAGCCGGCGGGTCAGGAAGGCGCGGCCGGCGGGGTGGTCCAGGGCGGCCTGCGCCGATGCGATGCGATCGGCGCGCCGCTGCTGGCGCTGCATCGCAGCCTCGGCGCTTTCGCCTCGCGCGGTGGCGGCCAGCGTGGCGCGGAAGGGATCGTCGCTCATGTCGGGGCTCCCGCGCCGGGCTTCATCTGTTCGGCCGCGGCGCCGGCCAGCGCGCCGGCGACCTGCGCCGCGACGGGCGAGCGCAGCATCTCGGCCTGCTGCGACTGCTTCGCCTGGTCCGCCTTCATCTGCTCGCGCTGCTTGTCGGTCAGCAGCAGCTGGTGGGGCGATCCCATGCGCTCGGCGATGTAGGGGCCGATGGCGTCCAGGTTGAAGGTGGACTGGATCAGCTGCATCCCCAGCTGGCCAAGCGCGCCGAAGGCGGTCATGGCCTGCATCAGCGCCTGCACGTCCGCGCGATCCTGCGCCTGGGCCAGCGGGCCCGTGGCGATGATGCGCACGGCGTCGTTCTGCACCGCCTCCATGATGCCCTGGAAGCGCGGATCGGCCAGTTCCCCGGCGGCCTCCAGGATGTCCAGCACGCGGGCGATCAGCGGCGTCACGAATTCCGCCTGCAAGCGCGCGAAGGCCCCGGTGTCCTGCTGGAAGCGGCGCACCCGCTCGATGACCTCGGTCGCGGTCAATCCGGCCTGGACCTCGGGCGGCAGGGGGTCGTCGAACATCACCTGCCGGACCGAGGTTTGCAGGTCCTTCCGGATCATCTCGTTGAGCTGGAAGTTGCCGGGCATCTGCAACGGCGCCAGCGATGGACCGCGCGGCCCGCCATTGCTCATCACCGGGATGAT